GGCATAGTAAGGTCCGATGAGGACCCCATGACGTGTGAGAACGTCATATCGTTGGAAAATTAGTGGTTGAATATAAAAGATGAGGTTTCCCCCGCCTTAAATTTTATTTTCGTATTCATTCACAACAACTTTTTCAATGATAACATTATTGGATCTGGGTTAGTTTCCCATCTCCTCTTAAGTCAACTTCGAAAAAATTACACAGGTATGGACTCCCGAATAAGAGTCCAAGCGACGGTGTCCGTAAGACACCACCGGCTGGTAATTGTGTTGAGTTGAATGTTGAATCCTTCGAAGAAGTCTTTTTAAAAAAGGCCTACTTCCTAGGTGAAAACAAACTAGATCGAATCTTATTGTCTCTTCTGCATCAAATTGATGAGTGCTCTGCTGTAGAGCATGAAGGTCTTACGTACTTGGTATGTAAAAAGAACTTCAGAAAGAAGATAAATAAGATGCCAAAATCCATAGGATTCCGATACAAGAAGGAGAGCTTAGATAGAAATTTTAATTTCGTCAAGTTCTCCCTCCGTTTTGGAATTCCTTTGGATACCATCAATGGAATCTTTCCCTTGCGCTTTAGCAACGCGAGGTTAATATTCCACTCCTTGAAACTGTCTTATGCACTTTTTTTGACCATGAAAATGTTCAAGGTCGAAAAGGTGAAATCCAATCAGAGACATCGAGGGTCCCGACTCTTCTTAGAAGAGGGGAACCTTTTGTCCCAGATTTTTCTTCACATTTATTCCTCTCTTTTGAGAAAAGGATTAGAAGAAAAAGATTTCATTAAATGCATTAAGACTTCTCTATGTCTCATGGTAAGTAAAGCGATGGAACAAGATGAACTCCCAGAAGGGGAATCAATTGAGATTTTCTCTCCATCCCTATGGAGGAGGATCTCTGATTCCCTTTCTGGAAAGGATCTTGTCCGGTTCGCTTTTAGTTGCCTACAGTCCAAAGTGTTATGTCAGATTGTTCCGGATAGTTTTATCCTCGACAGTTTGATTAAACACCAGAAACAATTGAGCTCTGAACACCGAGGAATTCCACCCGAGACACTCAAAAATCTGAGGTCTCGAGGGGAAGAATTCGGCCGTTTAGTCTCTCGTTTCTACAAGCCCAATGCTGGCTTCTATCCTACGAACAAGGCTTCCTTTGGATTTCCCCGTAATATGGGAGGTGTCAAAGGAGACCTTGTTTACCATGATCGTCTTCAGGACTCTCTTACCAGAGAGGATCCGGACGATCGGATGGAGCCATTTGTCATTGGTTTGTTTGGACAACCGGGATCAGGAAAGAGCACTCGACTCAACCGCATTGTGGCTGAGTTATCAAAACTCTTTCCCGGAACACCCGGAAAGCAACTTACTTATCAGCGTACCTGTCACGTTGATCACTGGGATGGATATAGCGGTCAACCTATCGTCATTTTTGATGATTTAGGCCAAGCCATGGACGGCCACGATATTAAAGAGTTTCAAACTCTTGTATCGTGCTGTCCTTATATCCTTCCTATGGCAGATTTACCAGATAAGGGTCAAAAATTTTGCTCCCCTATTGTGATCTGTACATCAAATCTCCGATTTGGTTCAAACATAAGATATGTCTATGAACCAGCTTCTCCTGTGATAGATGACGCCAGCTTCTGGCGCCGTTTTCACTTTCCATTATACGTGGAATCCGATGAGCTCTACGAGCTAATCGAACCTCCGTCTTGGATAAGAGAAGAAAATCTGATCATGAAACAAAAGCTTCCTTTGAAACGACTTGTCGTTCCAAAATCTAGCCTTGTCAATGAAAAGACTTTCTTCCAACAGAAAAAGGATTTTGATGTAAATGGTTCCGACGCAAAGTGGAAACCATTTGACAATTACGCATCCCTTCGAAAGCTTTATAAGTTTCGTAGGGAACGGCATGAGAATATTCGCCAAAACTGGATCCAAACAGTTATCGACAAGTGTCAAGATACCTCAGTGTTGAATCCTCTCTTGGAAGAACTTGAAACTTATGGGTTTACCCAAAGTTTTGAGTTTTCTTCCGGATTGGGATCAACCAAGAGTATCTCTTTCCCTGCATATCCCCCACCAGGACCGTTACCGGTCCGGGTGGAGCCAATTACTGAACCCCTAAAGGTCCGGTTAATTACTGCAGGTATAGGTGACACATTCTGTTTAAAACCCCTTCAACGAGCCATGTGGCTTGCTTTAGGAGAAGAAAAACAGTTTTGTCTAACTCACGGGACTAATCGTCTGGAAACCGCTATCGAGCGAATTTTTGGACAATCGAGTCCCGGAGATGTTTGGATCTCAGGTGACTACACAGCGGCGACGGATTCGTTCGCGATCGAGGCCTCGAAGGCCCTCATGGAGGGCATTCTAGAGCATATTGATCACGAACCGACTCGTCGTTGGGCAATGAAAGAGATTTCCCCGCATATCCTAGTTTATGATAAGAAAACTGGTCTTGAACCAGTCTTACAAAAATCAGGACAACTGATGGGATCTCTCCTCTCATTCCCCTTGCTCTGTCTTTTAAACGACTGTACTGCTCGCACAAGTGGTCTATCTCCTGATCAATACTTGATCAATGGTGATGACATCCTTATGCGTGCCCAACCAGAAGTTTATCCGAAATGGAAGGAATCGGTCCAAGCTTTTGGGCTCGATCTTTCTTTGGGGAAGAATTATATTCATCCCCATTTCGGCACAGTAAACAGTCAATTAATTTTTGACGGTTCTGTGTTAAACTCTGGTAAACAGATGGTTCTTGACAGACGTAGTCGCGTTTTGGGCGAATGCTTGAGAGATTTGGAATTGTGTATGGATGAATCTCCGACTGAGGAGGTTCACACCTTATTCAAATCCGTGAATCGAAGTAAACTTTCTCGGACCGTCCGGAGCATAAGCGTTCCGGTTAGTCACGGAGGACTTTCTTTTTCCTGGGGTGAACCCCTAAAGGATAAAAGATCAAGAAAGACGGCACAGTTGTGTTATCTTAGTGATCTTTTCAAGAAAATCCAACCGGAAAAAGGTTTTATTTCAATTCCCTATCTCTCACGTAGAGAAAAGTCAATCCAAGATTTGGAAAGTGAAGAGAGGATGTTCAACAATCCTGTCACCTCGACTGAATACCATGAAGACTTTTTAAAGTCCACTGATTTAGTCTTGGTCCAGAAGCGGTGTATGACTCATGGGGATCTAAGAAATTTATTTCTTGATCAACCCATTGAAACATTACCGTCGTTGACTTATCTCAAAACTTACCAAATACCTTGCTCAGACCACCAAGTAAAGAAATTGATCCAGAAAGAGGTTGATAAAACCTTTTTCCGGAACTTTCTTCAGGGTGGTCAAGAGTTTGGATATGACAGCTTCAAGGAAGAGTTCTTACTAAGAACTGCAAATATCGAACTGAATACCAAGGAAACAATGAAACATATTGTATCATTGATGGATTTGGATATTCCGAATGACTTCCTCCAGTATTTGAAC